ATCATTGGGATATAACGGTATGCGGTAGTCCCTGTATAAGCCTCCTCAAGTTGAATTGGCGCAGTCCAGCCAAGGTCAGTAACTGCAGAATAAGAACCCCCTGCACGAGCATAAACAGACCCGCCGTTGACGTTAGGGTAAAAGTCGCCGTTGTAATCAATTTTTACCCTATTGACAGGACTTACGCCGTAACCGTTATTTGTACCAATATAAAAAGCGCCATTCTCGCCATAGTTGCTATGCGCAAAATATCTTATGTACCCATACTTAGCCGCTTCAACACCGCTGTACGACGAGTTCTTGAAGACGATCTGCGTACCCTGACCTGAGCTACTGTTATCGGTGTTTTGTAGCGTTAAAGCCGTATATACGCTTCCGGCACTACCGGCAGAAACATGCAGCAAAGACTGTGGGTCACTTGTGCCAATACCCAAATTACCACTCGCATTCAGCGTCATCGCCTGCGTGAAGCTGATGGCGTTGCCTGCGGTGCCGGAGGGGGCGGTAAACCAAGCGTGAGAACCGTCAAACTGGTTGTAGCGGGTTACTTTATACGTCCCAGTGCCTTTATATTTCCACCCGAAATCCCAGTATGCGTTAACGGTAATATCACCGGCTTCAGAACTGCCAGCGACACTAAGCCCGTTGGTAGCTAAGTCGATTACTTTGTAGCTCGCCCAAGCACTCGGAGTAACTCCCAAGCCAAGGTTCGTCCCATCAAACACCAACCCACTGCCATTCGTCGTAGTGCCTGATCCGTCTACATAAACAACACCGTTGTTTGTTCCACCGGTAACTTCCCCTAAACTAACAGCACCATCAGCCAGCACACTGCCAGCTGATAATATTGCAGCTAAATCTCTTGCTTTAGTCATTTGTTCTCCAATGCTGTAATTCTGTCAGTGAGGGCGGCAATGATGGCTTGTTGTTCCTGAATTGCCGCTGTGAGAGTAGCCACCAAGAAGCTGGTATCGATGCCTTGGTAGACAGGATTGCCATCAGCGTCAACAGCGTCCTTCTCACCAGTAACACAATCAGGAACAACAGCTTGCAACTCATGGGCAATGAAGCCTTGACCTGCACTGCCGTCTGCTTTCCAGTTGTACGTCACCGGATTGAGTTGAGCCACCGTAGCCAATGCGCCTGTCATTGGGGTAATGTTTTCTTTCAGGCGATAATCAGAGGATGTGGCAAACGTAGTTGCAGTTGTTGTTGTCTGAATATATCCCCTAATAGTCCCACCATTGTCATAAAAAACAGCAGGGTTATAAGTTCCTGAAGTGCTTGGTTTTGTGGAAATACAATCAGAAGCCCCACTAACAGCCCCAAGAATTGACAGTTTTCCAGCGCCAATAGTGCTAGTTGTTGCAAGCAGCAAGTTACCGCTGGAGTCGATGCGGGCGCGTTCTGTGGGTGCTCCCCCGTTTGGCAAAGTTGTAATAACAAACGCACCTGCGGTATTTCCTGCTGTGGAGTTTTCTTTTATTCCTTTGATTTGCGCAAAAGTAGCTGAGCCAGAAGTTCCATTGGTGTAGCCGCTCAATCCAATTCCACCGCCAACTCCAGTAGTAGCAGATGCTGTGTCTTGCAACCCCAAGTTATACCGAGCATCTCCATATGTTGTTGATGCGCCCAGAATCTCCAAAGGCAAACTTGGACTTGTTACACCAATCCCAAGCCTCCCACTCGCATCCAGAGTCATTGCCTGCGTGAATGTAATGGCGTTACCTGCTGTGCCGGAGGGGGCGGTGTACCATTGATGTAAACCAGCGGACTGGTTGTAATACGAGACTGCTGTGCCGCTTGCTGCGTACTTCCATGAGCCATCGTAGTATGCGCCGGAACTCATGTTGAAATTTGATGCGCTATACCCATACAAGCCGTTACCAGCGGAACCGACTTCAATTGCTTTTCTGCCAGAAGCAACTTGCCAAGCACTCGGCGTCACTCCCAAGCCGAGGTTGCCGGAGGCTGTAAGGTTTAGAGAAGAACCCCAACCGCCGTTATACGTCCAGAATTGAAGCCCTGCGCCCGCCTGCACTGCAGCAATAATGGCATCTGCTGTGCTGCTGTTATAGCCAAGATACAAACCTTTTGCCGATGTTGCGTCTTGGAACTTCGCCGTCACGTTCCAATTTCCAGTTACGTTTGTACCGCCTTGAACATCCAACTTGGTAGCAGGCGAACTCGTCCCAATGCCCAGATTCGTCCCATCAAACACCAGCGCAGACCCAGTGGTGAGAGCTTTGGAACCGTTGAGGTAGGCAACACCGTTGGCTGTGCCTGCTGAGAGAATGGGGTTGCTAGATAACGTTTTTACACCAGCAACAGTTTGATCGGTGGAAAGTCGAACATAACGATCATCACCAATGGCTTGCACGTTCGCTACATCAAAGGTGTTGAAGGAGTAGATGTTCACCTCATCACCAGCAACAGCACCAGAGGCCAACACAACAGAGGTGCCGTTAGTGGCAGTGTAGTCTGTCCCGCCCTCAAGGAATACACCGTTGATGGTGACAATGATAGAACCAGCAACATACGCCAACGTAGCAGCATTGTCATCCACCCCAGAGAAAGTGGTTTGACTACTCGTGGCAGTATAGTTGTATACAGTTAGGATGGCTTGAGAAGCAGCAGATGCAGCAAGCCACTGCGACCCATCGTAAACATACATGGCCCCTTCTGTCGTATCATAATATAGGGCACCAGTAACCAGTGCATTCCCATCATTATCCAACGTAGGGGCAGTAGACTTAGAACCTAGGTAGCGATCATCAAACTGATCATAAACAGCGGCAGCGTTTGCAGCAGAAGTTGCAGCAGAGGATGCAGAGGAAGCAGCGGCAGTGGCACTGCTTGATGCGTTGCTCTCAGAGGTGGCAGCAGCAGAGGCACTAGCGGCGGCATTGGTTTCAGACGTTGCAGCGGCAGCTTCACTGGCAGCAGCGTTTGTCTCAGATGTTGCAGCGTTGCTCTCGCTAGTAGCAGCGTTGGATGCTGACGTAGATGCCGAGGAAGCACTAGAAGAGGCAGACGTTGCACTGGTAGATGCTGACGATGCACTAGAGGCCGCAGCTGTTTCACTTGCAGCAGCGTTTGTTTCTGACGTTGCAGCAGCAGAAGCACTAGCAGCAGCATTAGTTTCACTCGTGGCTGCATTTGCCTCACTGGTAGCAGCAGCAGCTTCACTCGCAGCAGCATTGGTTTCACTGGTAGCTGCGTTAGTTGCTGAAGTGGATGCACTGGAAGCCGATGAAGCAGCGTTGGTTTCACTAGTAGCAGCGGCAGCCTCACTAGCAGCGGCATTGGTTTCACTGGTAGCGGCAGCGGCTTCACTAGCGGCAGCAGCTGTTTCACTCGCCGAGGCAGCAGAAGCACTCGAAGCAGCAGCACTGGCAGAACTAGCAGCAGCAGTGGCTGACGTAGATGCAGCACTGGCTGAAGATGCAGCAGCAGTGGCACTGGATGCAGCATTGGTGGCAGAAGTGGCTGCATTGCTTGCTGAGGTGGAAGCAGCAGAGGCACTAGCAGCTGCATTGCTTGCTGATGTAGAGGCCGCAGAAGCAGATGAAGCCGCCGCAGTAGCACTGTCAGCAGCTTCTTGTGTTAGTGTTGTAACTTGGTTAATGGTGATGTCATCAGTTGCATCACCAGCACCACCGTCACCACGATAAATTGCCATAATATGTCCCTCTTGTTACAAAAAGAGCCTCAACAAAGAAGCCCTTTTAGAAACAAGGGAGAGGCCCTCATAAAGCCCCTCCACTCATTGATTAGGCAGGCAGTGCGATAGACACAGCAGCTTCATCACGCAGCTCCTTAACACCGTAGAGCATGTCAGCGGTGTAGAGCGTACCCAAATACTCTTGCTTGTATTGGGTTTGCGAACGAACACCCATCTGTTCAGCCAACACGAAAGCGTCTTTGGTGAACATCAGGCCGATACGGGTGGTAGCGGTGGTAGCGGTGTCACAGTTGGTGGTGACATACACCTTCACGCCATACACATCACCCACTTGACCGTTGCGGATGGAGTTGCCAGCACCGGTTTCGCCAGTGAAGGCTTGCTCAGTGAAACGGGCCAAACCCAACAGCGTCTTACGGGCAGAGGGAGGGATCACCAACACACGACCGTCCATAGGGACATCAGCGTCATCCAGCGTTTGGATGATGGTGCGAATGCCAGCATCGGACAGAGCCGTGCCCACGTTCGTGCCATCAACATAAGCGGTAGAGCCATCGCCACCCAACACAGCGGCGTCATAGTCAGCGGAACCGTCACCGCCTTGCACACCACGACCCAAGCGAATCAGGTCGGTGTCCACTTGTTTAGCCAGAGCGTAACCAGCGTCACCAGTGTAGAACTGACGCAGGGAAGCCAAGGCTTGAGCTTCAGTGATGTCTTCGATCAAGCGCGAATATTCGTAATGCTTGTTCACCAACACTTGCACTTCGCTCTCGGTGGCAGCTTGCAGGGTCACTTGCGTAGAAGCGGCCTTAGCAGAAGCGACACCACGAGTGGGTTTCGGAATGTGCAGGGTATCGCCCTTCTTACCTTTGAAAGACATCTTGCTGACCAAGTTGGCCATCACGAGGTTTTTCTTGTAAGCAGCGATAACTTCATCAGACCACAGCTCAGGGATAAACGTTGCTGCCGTGGTGTTAGTTACATGGTTAGAACCGAGTGCCATATTAATTTCCTTTCAAAATGATTTACCTAACCCGTTTTTCCGCATACGCTTGCATAATGTCTGGTGCAAGTGCTAAATAGCGGTCAGGGTCGCGTTGCATGAGTTCAATGATGTCTTGGCGTCGATAAATCTTCTTCGATGACGTTTCACCGCTACCACGACTACTACCAGTGCTTGCAGCTTTGACCGTATTCTTTCGGGCTTCTGATTCGACATTAGCAGTTTGTTGCACTACCTGTTGGCGTTCCTTCCAAGTAGATAACAACTCATTTGCTGCATCGAAATCAAACTTCTGATCTGCCCGGACAAACAATTCTTGCCGCACTTTACTCTTACCGACCCATTCAGCAAATCCACTATCTTGCAATACATTCAGATAGTCAGGATGTGCTGCCTTTAGCTCGTTAAGGGCTGCTGCCTTCTTCATTTGCACCGACATCTCTTCGGCTTGTTTCACCTTAGGATGACGTTCAATCGCCTTAGCAATTGCAGTGTCGGGATCGGAGAAGAAATCTACCTCTTCCTCGACTTCAGGGGCTTGTTGTTTTGAGACGGATTGGGCGGTAATAAATTCATCCACAATACGCCGTAGTTCACCTACTTCAGACCCCTGCTTACCCATCGTCTTTTCAGCTTCTTGGTGCATACGGATAATGTCTTTAACAGACTTACCCTTATACTTTTCAGGGATGTCATCTTCAGCGGGTTGTGCTTGCGCTTCCGCTTCTACTTGAGGTTCTTCAGCGTCGAGGGTTGCGAATTGTTCGTCCTCTTGTGGCTTATTCTCGTCTTCGTCAATAAATGTTGCCATATAAACTCCGTGCTATGTAAAGCATTATGGAAATAAACTAATAAACGCTTATGCTATTATGCGGCGTTTGCTTTTCGCTCCTGTTTGATTTTCTCAGCTCTCTTCCTCTCCCATTGCATTGCTGCTCCGGGGAAGTCTCCAGTGACGCCCTCCAACTTCACATGGGGTGTGCTGATAATACGTTCAGCAGCGTTGTCACATACCGGGCAGTGGATTTGTCGGGTTTCCGAGTCCACAAACTTTTCCGATAAATGACCTTTGGTGCAGACAAACTCAAAAATACGCTTACTCATAATCCCTCTCGAAATCTTCGTATGAATCCTTAATGGATTGTTCGAAAGAGAGAATGCGGTTAGCCATCTCAAGTTGACCGCGCCTATACCAGAATTGTTTCTCATCGCTAATGGTTGTGATGTCGCTCAAGAGGTCAGCACTATCTTTCGTGTCCTCAATGAAGCTCTTCCACCCTTCGCGGGTAAACAAATCTAGCAATTCTTCATAGTAACGTGTTAATTCTTTATCCATCTCTTTATCCCTTAGTATTCTGGAGAGATGCCACTATTATATAATAATATTACTTGACAAGCAATGTTTGATATGCTATACTAATAGTTTACTTAACTAGGAGAATTTATGACTTTCAACACCAAACTGACAAAAGAAGATAAAGAGTTAATCTTACAAAAGGCCAGAGAGGGGAATGGTTACAGTGAGATTGCAGCACTCCTCGGCAACAAGGTCACCAAACAGCGTGTTCAACAGATATGCAAGAAAGCTAAAATTAATGCCTTCGGTATTAAACAAGCCTTGAATATTGAAGCTCATGCCAAGAAGATGGTTGAAAAGTGGGGTGTTAATTGGAACAACAAGGAACACCGCCGTTCATACATCTACCAAGCAATGCGTGCCAAATACCGCAACAAGAAGGCCAACGTCACTCGTATCGGTGGGGCATGGGAAGTGTCCTTTGGTGAACTAGACTTCCCAACCCATTGTCCTATCCTCGGAATTGAGCTAAACTACTTTGCTGAGGTGATTTGTGACCAATCCCCTTCGTTTGATTGTGTTATCCCCAGTAAAGGCTACGTCAGTGGGAATGTTTACATAATCTCTCAGCGTGCCAACCGCATTAAGAACGATGGAACGGCAGAAGAACACCGCGCCATCGCTGAGTTTATTGAACAGGTTTCCTTGCATTTACCTGCATAGACGCAATACGCTCATTGCTCTTAATGTCTTCCTCTTTCAGCATCAATTCAGCAACTTTGGCCCTACGCTCAAATTCTGCCATCCCTTGATCCTGAGAGAGGTTATTTGACAACGCTGCTGCCAGTTTAGCTTGGACAACCTGAGGTTCCAATTGGGTCTCAACAGTGGTTTTCTGGGCCTCAGCAGCGTATTTTTGTGCCTGAGCTTGCAACACCTGCACTTGAGCTTGCACCTGTGCCATTTGAATCTGCATTTGCTGCTCATTTGCTGCTTGTTGCTGAGGATTGGGCTGTGAGGCTTGTTTCAACTGTGCCAACAACTCATCACGGTTGGAAATACCCATGTTATCAATGACAGCGGTCACCAACAAGGGATACAATGGGCTATCCTGACCCACCGTTTGCAACAATTGCACCAATTGCGTCACCTCATACTCACGGGCAATGACACCCAACGAGGAAGAGGGGATAAATTTGTAATCTGACACCGGATAGTGCTCAGGATCAAACTGCATATACCGCCAAGCCGTCTTCTCAATCATAGGAATGAGGAAGTTCTCTTGGAAATTGATCAAGGTGCGCTTATGACGCTTGATGATGGCACCAAGGGACATCGAAACAGCACCAGCAGCCGCTTCACCGTTGATACTGCCGGGAATACCAGCTGCATCCACCGCACCTGTCGCCATCTGCACCATCTTTTGCAGTTCACCGGCCTGTGCAAACGTCACCTGATCCAGTTGACCAAACTTAAACGGCTGCAAAATCTCTTGTGGGTTACCGTTGGTGAGGATTGTTTTACCGGGACGCACCTCCAACTTAGCACCGCGAGGCATCCTAGACGCATCCATAGCGATCATTGGGTGCACAGTGAGGGCTAGGGCATCAATACGGGCACGAAGCTCTGCATCAAGGGCTTTCTGACTGTTATAGCCCTTCTCACAGATGCCACGACCCCAGAAAACACCGGGGACAACATCCCATGCAAAGGCAACAACAGGGCGATCCTGCATCATGAACGGGTTTTCTTCCACTTTGAGGAGGACGCCACCATTCGCAACAACAACAATACCCTCAATATAACCAGTCTCTGCCTCAGTATCATCCTTCTCCTCCATGTCAGACATACCATCTTCGTCTTTTTCGGTGGTGGCATCAACAAACAGATGCTTAGGAATCAACCCATAATAGCGGGTGAGGCGCACTTTGTCATCATCATACGAGGAAAGCTCTTTGTCAGCTTCCAATTCACTGTCAGGAACCGCACTGCCCAGCTCAACATCCATGTAGATGCCATCTTCAATGCCTTGTTCCACCGTATGCCGAGGCACAAACTCATCAATAATGACACCCAACGCCTCATCAATGGAAGGGGCAACAGGGTCAATCAGGAAGTTTTGAGGTAGGATCGGCCGAAGTTTGACCGTAACCCGATCTTGCACCGTAACCCCAACCGCCTGCATTGCACCGTCCATGATGGGCTGAGTGGCTGGCTTCATCTCTTTGGTTTCTTCCAACACAATCTCAGCAACACCAGTGCCAAACACAGCGGCATTGATGAGACACTCTGCCACACTCTTGCGGGTTTTGGTGAATTGGAAGTCTTCCGTCAACTGATTACGCAAAACAGCGATGTCTCGGGGGTCTTGGTCGTTACGATCATCACGGATGTCAAACCACTTACCCCGACCAAAGGTGGCCTCTTCAACCTCAGCAACAGCACTTTCCACCGCCTGCTGTAGTGCCGGTGAAATCAGCTTAGAACGCTCACTCTCTCGCGTCTTATCCTCAGCAGACCAAATACCACGCCACAGACGGTAGTATTCATCAAACTTCTCTTTATAGTTGATGTTGTAATGATCACGCCAGCGGTCGGCTTTATCAACCACCCAGTTTTCTAGTTTCTGGTCGGCAAACTTCTTTTCGTAATCTTCATTCATAAATATTCCTTGTGTTACCACTTAACTTTATCGGCCCAATATGCAGCAGACATCTTACCCTTGGCAATGTTCTTAGCGTGACGTGCTTTGAATGCCTCATTACGCTTACTGCCATCAGGACTGCCAGAAACACCCTGTTGACCAAACCGAATAGTTTTCACTTGGTCACCCTCTTTTGCCACCACAACATGAGATTTAGTTGGATGGTTTGGTGTTTTCTTAGGTTTGTTATACCCACTCACACCAGCTCGTTCAAGTCTACTATCTTTCATTACCACCCCGCTACAGTGTCTAAAGGTTCCCAATCATCTTCTTCAAAGTCGGCAACATAACTCACCTTTGCCAACTGCTCAATATACGCTAGTGCATCAACCAAGTCATCGTGCACCAACTTGTTAGGGAATTGGAAGAGTTGATCCAAAAACTCACTGTTCCACTCCCCTTTGTTCAGCTTTACATACCCGTTCTCAAAACGACCCTGCAATGCCCAAACAACACGATCTGTCTTCTTCTTGTTCCCGTGTGACAACTCATCGACACGGAAGAAGGTTTGTTGCCGTTTCATGATGTCATTGAGGTAGGGCATCACCGCTTGTCTGGCAATACCCTTTTCAATCCCCACTGCCACAGGTTCATACTTCTTAACAGCGTCAAACACCTTCTTAGCGGTTTCTTTGACATCCCACCGCCCATAAATAATCTCTGCCACCCACCATCCCTTATCGTTCGCCTTTACAACAGCGATGGCAGTGTTGTCCAACCGTTTGTTCTTAACACCCGTAGAGCCTTCATCCTCAAAACCAGCCAAGTCGATGGCAATGAAGAAGTCACCATCATCTGGTTCCTCATCATCCATCTTGATCCACTCCTCCTTAAACAACTCACCACCGTGAGCTTCAAAGGATGCCATGAATTCTTGACGGAAGGCAAACGAAGACATACTCTTCTTTGCTGCCTCAATCTCTGCCGGGTCTAACAGGGGATTGTCAAACGAGGTGAAGTGGAAACTCTTGATTGTTGGGTCTTCGCCTTTTGCACCTTGCTGGTATAAGTCATAAAAATGATTTCGACCAAGAGGGGTGCCAATAAACAGTGCATTGCCTTTTTGGTCAGCTAAGGCAGGACGTAAAATTTGTTCCCATACCTCTGGCTTAATATCAGCATACTCATCAAGAACAAGAAACTTCAACGATACACCTCGCATCGTCTCTGGTCTATCCCCGCCCTTCAATGATATTGTAGCACCATTTATCAATTTAATCTGCAAATTATTGACATGACTTCCAGAAATAACTTCATGTCCTAGTTCTAATATTGTTTGCCACATAATGTCTCTCGCCTGTCCTTGAGTCGGCGCAACATAAAACACATGGCCTTTTTCAGTTTGTAGTGCATTGATAATTAGCATCCAAGCAGCAAGACGGCTTTTCCCTGTCCGACGACCAGCAGCAACCACTTTGAACCGTGTGGTGTCATTCCACACCTCTTGTTGCCAAGGAAACAACTTTACTGCTAAATCAGCCATTGTGTTCCTCGGGTTCCCCGCTCACAACAAATGGAACATCTTCCACCGTATCCTCACCAACAATTTCCACCGTATCCCCAACACCGCTAATGGTGATGTTGACGGAGGCACGCCCATTCTGCAACTTATCCTTCTCAAAGAATGACAACGGAGCTAGGCGATCCATCAACAGCTTCCACGCTGCCGCTTGATTCTTATGGTTGTCATCCAACGCAGCGTTCATAATGGAGTCCAACACCTTCTGACTACGAGGGGATGCCAGTATCCTTGCTTTAAATTCTTCAATAGCCGAAGAGTCCCCTTTAGGTCTACCAACGGGCCTTTTCTTAGCTTCGGTGAGCGCTGTTTTAGGGGGTCGCCCTCGTCGCTTCTTAGGGGGTGTTGTCATAACATTTTCCTATAACGGGTGTTATCATTGTAGATAATATAAGCCTATGTACTATGTATTGTTGGTGGTAATTATTATTTTTATCCCCCACAACTTATACACTACATCACACTATATTGTAGTTATTATAGCATATTTTTACTTGACTTGCAATGTTTGACAACTACGTTGTTATACGGTCGAATTTCTGGTTGTCAACAGGTGTTGTTAAGAAAATTGATTATTTTTAACATGAGGGGGTGTTGTCCATAAGGGGGAATGGCAATGGGGCTTTGTTGTCCCTTATTAGTAACGTGGCCCTTTTCCAATTCCTTATCGTTTCCCTATACCCCTTGTTGTCCACCAATAAGACCGGCAACATACAAAATTAGAGTCTACAGTCTAATTTCAGTGCACCAAAGTAGTGCCTAAAATTAGTAAGCATACTTACCTTTTTGTATACACAATTGTATACAAGGATATTCCACCGTATTCAAATGTGTTTTCCTTTTAAAATCATATGGTTAGGTGTTGTCACTTGTGTTATCTATATAGGGGAATGTAAATGATAATTATTCTCATTTAGTGTTGTTCTAAATTACCCTTTTTTTGTATCTAAGCGGGTACAGCAAAATAATTACACAGCCAACCCCCTCCCCCGGCCTTGTTTCGATGCTTGCATGATTACGCAAACGTCATAATAGATAAAATCTATCGAGATAGCGAAGCAATAGAGAGTTTCTATCAACTGATATATTAGTGCATGTGAGGGACGATGCGGG